GGCCGAAGCCTTGCGTGTGATCGACGCCATCGTCACTTGCTACACGGACGCCATGGCGTCGCACCACGAAGCCACCAAGTTTCCGCCGGTGCGTGGCATGCCACCGACGCCAGATCCGTTGGCTAACCCGTTCGCGGATCTTGAGGACGACTTGCCTTGGGAAGAGCCGAAGGCAAAAACGTCACACCCGCAACCGGCGAAGGGGAGAAAGTCATGATCGACTTCAACTCCTCGGCGAGTGTCTCTGGCCAGTTGGAGGCGTTAATCGATGCCGGCATGCAGCGACAGCGCGCCAAACAAACGCCCCGGCAGTACCTCGGCGCATCCAGGCTGGGGTCTTCGTGTGAACGCGCGCTCCAGTACGAATTCGCCAAGGCCCCGGTCGACCTCGGTCGGGACACCTCCGGGCGCATCCTGCGCATCTTCGAGCGCGGGCACGTGATGGAGGACTGCATGGTCATGTGGCTGCGCGAGGCCGGGTTTGATCTGCGCACCCGCAAAGCCGATGGGGATCAGTTCGGCTTCTCGGCAGCTGGCGGGCGGCTCAAGGGCCATGTCGACGGTGTCATCGTTGCTGGGCCTGAGGGCTTTGCTTACCCAGCCCTGTGGGAGTGCAAATGTCTGGGCAACAAATCCTGGCGTGAGCTGGAGAAGCACAAGCTGGCGGTTGCCAAGCCGATCTACCACGCCCAGGTGGTGCTCTATCAGGCTTACCTGGAGTTGCACGAGCACCCGGCGCTCTTCACGGCGATCAACGCCGACACCATGGAGATCTACACCGAACTGGTGCCCTTTGATGCGGTGCTGGCGCAGCGCATGTCCGATCGCGCCGTCAAGGTGATCACCGCCACCGATGCCGGGGAGTTGCTGCCCCGCGCATTCCATGAATCCACCCATTTCGAGTGCCGGATGTGCCCATGGCAGGACCGGTGCTGGAGGAGCCCCACATGAACATTCCCACCATGCAAGACGTCTTGGGTGAGCGTCTGGTCGATGCGCGCGAGGCCGCGCATTGTCTGAACATCCCCACGTACCTGCTGACCCACCCCAGTGAGCGCAATCGCTTGCGCGTGCCGCATTACCGCGTGGGCAAGCTGGTGCGCTTCAAGCTCCAGGAGTTGATCGATTGGCTGGAGCAGCAAGGAGGCAAGTCGCATGCTTGACTTCAATGACGCCCCTGCCGAATTGCCACCCGATCCTGGCGTGACTCGTGAATCCTTGCGCACCGATCTCGTCGCACGAATGGATTCCATCCTGGCCACGCTGTTTCCCGCCGGCAAAAAGCGCAGGGGCAAATTTCTCATTGGCGATGTGCTGGGCAGTCCCGGCGACAGTCTTGAAGTGGTGCTCGATGGCGAGAAGGCCGGGCTGTGGACCGACCGGGCAACCGGTGACGGCGGCGACATCTTCGATCTGATTGCGGCTCATCTCGGTGCCAACGCGCACACCAATTTCCCACGGGTAATGCAACACGCGGCTGATCTGCTCGGGCAGGCGTCTGCGACCCTGTCCCGCAAGGCCAAGAAGAAGGAGGCTCCGGTCGACGAGCTGGGTCCGGCCACCGCCAAGTGGGACTACCTCGATGCAGCCGGGCATCTGATCGCCATCGTCTACCGCTACGACCCGCCTGGTGGCAAGAAGGAATTCCGCCCATGGGACGTCAAGCGACGCAAGATTGCGCCTCCCGACCCCAGGCCGCTGTACAACCAGCCGGGGATGAAGGACGCCGCTCAAGTCGTGTTGGTCGAGGGCGAGAAGTGCGCGCAGGCGCTGATCAATGCTGGCGTTGCCGCCACCACGGCCATGCACGGCGCCAATGCCCCGGTCGACAAGACCGACTGGACGCCCTTGGAAGGCAAGGCTGTGTTGATCTGGCCCGACCGCGATAAACCGGGCTGGGAGTATGCGGCCAATGCTGCGCAGGCGGTGTTGGACGCCGGTGCCAGGTCCTGCCACATCCTGTATCCGCCCCAGGAAGCCGCTGAAGGTTGGGATGCGGCCGACGCCATTGCCGAAGGCTTTGATGTCGCGTCCTTTCTCGTGCATGGACCACGCATGCAGATCCACGCCGTGGCTGAAGATGCGGAACCGGTGGTCAGCAGTGACGAGTCGGTGTGGGGCACGGAGGATGCGCTGGCGCTGGCCTTCACCCGCCGCTACCACCGCGACTGGCGCTACGTGGCCGCCTGGGGTCGATGGCTGGTGTGGGACGGACAACGCTGGCGCAATGAGGACACGCTCGCCGCCACCGATCTGATCCGCAGCGTGTGCCGTCAGACTGCATTGCGTGCGGAGGATCGCAAGGTTGCCGCCAAGCTGGCCAGTTCTGGCACCGTGGGTGGAGTGGAGCGTCTGGCCCGTGCGGATCGTCGCCATGCCGCAACCACCGATGAGTGGGATGCTGACCCATGGCTGCTCAATACCCCCGGTGGCGTGGTCGATCTCAAGACCGGTCGCACGCGCGCCAACGACCGTGCGGACCGCATGACCAAGATCACCACGGCCACGCCGCGCGGTGAGTGCCCCCAGTGGCGCTCGTTTCTGAATGACGTGACCGGCGGCGACCAGAACCTGCAGGACTACCTGCAGCGCATGGTGGGCTATGCCCTGACCGGATCTACCCGCGAGCACGCACTGTTCTTCTTGTACGGCACTGGCGCCAACGGCAAGTCGGTGTTCGTCAATACGCTGGCCGACATCCTGGGCGATTACGCCACCAACGCGCCCATGGACACTTTCATGGAAACGCGTACCGACCGGCACCCGACCGACATGGCTGGACTGCGCGGCGCGCGTTTTGTGGCTGCCATTGAAACTGAGCAGGGCCGGCGCTGGGCCGAGTCCAAGGTCAAAAACCTGACTGGTGGCGACAAGATCGCGGCGCGCTTCATGCGCCAGGACTTCTTCGAGTTCTTTCCGCAGTTCAAGCTCTTCGTGGCGGGCAACCACAAACCAGCGATTCGCAACATCGACGAGGCCATGAAGCGGCGGCTGCACCTGATCCCGTTCACGATCACCGTGCCCCCCGAGAAACGCGACAAGCACCTGCAGCAAAAGCTGCTGGCCGAGCGCGATGGGATTCTGGCGTGGGCACTGGAAGGGTGTCTCGCCTGGCAACGCCTGGGGCGACTGGATCCGCCGCAGCAGGTGCTGGACGCCACGGACGAGTACTTCGAAGAGGAAGACGCCATTGGCGAGTTTCTGGATGAGGACTGTCAACAGTCGACCGTGGCGCGCGAAGCGATTTCTGCGATCTACCAGCGCTGGCGCGAACGGGCCGAGCGACGCGGTGAATACGTGGGCACCAGCCGCTGGCTGACCCAGCAACTCATCAACCGTGGTTTTGCACGCACACGCCTGCATGGAGGGGCGAAAGCCCTGTCTGGTCTGTCGCTCAAGCCCCGCGAAATGAGTGGCTACATGCCTTATAGCGATGACTGAAATCCATCGTCTGAACCCTATGGGTGACCGAAAGTGACCGGCAAATCGTTATCCCTTCCTACCGCGCGCGTACGCCCGCGTGAGGCGTTAACGATAAACGAGTCACCTTCGGTCACCCGACCCCAAAAACACACGGAGTGACCAATGAACACAACGACCATCCTCGCCCTCGATCTGGGCACACAAACGGGCTGGGCACTGGCCTGCCGAGATGGCCACATCACCAGTGGCAGCCAATCCTTCAAACCGCAACGCTTCGAAGGCGGCGGTATGCGCTTTCTGCGGTTCAAGCGCTGGCTCACCGACATCAAGCAGTGCAACGACGGCATTGACCAGGTGGTCTTCGAAGAAGTCCGCCGCCACGTTGGTGTCGACGCGGCCCATGCCTACGGCGGTTTCATGGGCCAGCTGACTGCCTGGTGCGAGCACCACCAGATCCCGTACCAGGGCATCCCGGTCGGCACGATCAAGAAGCACGCCACCGGCAAGGGCAATGCCAGCAAGGACGAGATGGTGACAGCCGTTCGAACCCGTGGCCACAACCCGGCTGATGACAACGAGGCCGACGCCATCGCCTTGCTGTACCTGGCCCGTGAAATGGCAACAGAGGGGGTGTGACATGAAAGTGCCCCAATACCGC